CACGGCTTTTTCGTAATATAAAATAATTTGTTGTTGCTGTTCTATATATCTTCTTAATTCTGCGAAATTTAGAGATAAGTTTTCATAGTCTTTTATAGATATTCCGACGTATGCATCTGTTCCATTTTTGGCTTCAAATGCTGTCTTGAATTTATCATAGTTCTTTTCTGAAACTATATAAATTTTAATATCGTTTAATTGTACTGCTTTGGGGCGGGGTACGGTTGGTATAGTAGTTTTTACAGTATTAGTTACTGTTACTATCTTTGGTTCCGGCATCAGTGTGCTGCAACCGGTTAGTGTTAGTAATGTTATAGAGATCATCCCATAATTTATTAGTCGCATTTTGCATCCTCGATTCAATCAATCCTGGCTTTTTATTTGCCAAATGTGTAAGATTATGCTTCTGTAAAGTATTACGAAGCTCGTCACCATATTGTTCTGCCTTTTGAAGATCTGAATTTAACTCAGCATTCAATTCATTCAAACGAGCAGATTCTTCACGCTCTAATCTTAAAGAGTTTTCACTCAATAAAACAGCTACCTCCATTTTAGCAACGTTGGCGCGTGAAGTTTCTAAATCACTTTGAAGTTTATTTACATATAAGTAGCCACCACCGGCAGCTGAAATACCAAATAATACTAAAGCAATTTTCATTCCACTAAACATATATTATATCATCCTTGTGATCGTTTGTACATCTTTTCTATTGCAAAACGTGATCTTTTATCTAATTTTTTAATTTTTCCGGTTGGATTCATGTCAACACCACCACCAGCAACTGAGTTTGCTGCAACTTCTTCTGGCACGCAGTTTGGAACTTCTTTTCCGTTTTTCTTTTTTGTGCCAACTTGCTTATAATCGTCCCAACATGCTTCAGCATATTCTTTAAAAGTTTTCATCGTGCTAATCCTTTTGGTGTTATATACACGTCAGTTTTTGTTGAGGTATGTTTAACTTTATATATTGGAGTACCAAATATGGTATCTACTGCTTCACACAGTCCAGGAACAATAACTTGAGTTCCTTTCTTAGCAATTATCTCGCCTGTGCTAGGGGCCGCAATGTCTTCATTTAAGGTATATATCCCTGGAGATAAACAACCATCTTCTTGAGTGTTCCAAAAGCCTTCATTGATTTCGTTATCAGATTCAATATTTCCAATTACTCGATCTAGTATTTCTTTTAGCTGTTCTTCAGATAGGTTAGTTTCTTCTTTTAATAAGAATAATGCTGCGGCATATGATGCTAGTTTGCTTGTGCCCATTGGCAAGGATTCTAAGATTCTCTTTAAGTTAAAAGTTAATCTATGAAATAAGGTATATGATGATTTCTCATCAGATGTTTTGAGGGTAGAAGCTTTTCTGAGTACTTTACCTTTTTCGTCAATGATTCCGTATTGATATGCTTCTTGATCTTTCCAATCAGTGACAAGAGTACGAATCATGCGATATGTATAGTAAGTATCAGCTGCTTGCGATATAATTCCCATTTAAATATTCCTCAGTTTTTCTACTATATTTTTATCAAGAGGAATGTCGACATAATCCTCTTCTTTAATATAATTTAAAAATATCAGAAAAGGTTTGAGTGCCGACAAATGTTTTTCTTCTAGTTTATAAAAAACCATTTTGTTTGCTGGTTCAATACCAAACACATTATATAAAATAATTAAATGATTTAGTATTAGTCGCTCTTGCAAGTCACCCTGCTCGTAACGACTAAATAATCTTTTTAAATACTTAAATCTTTTGAGATCTTCATAAAATTCTTCAATATCTGCACACTGATAATTATTATAATTACGCGAAGCAAATAATACAAAATTTTCGCTGTTCAATTCATCAAATAACTGCATAGTTTCCATCCATTAATTTAGATAAAACTATTTATTATTTCTTTTTGCGAGCCTTTTTAAAGATCTTTTTAAGAACTGGTTCTTCAACTTCTTCTTGTATTTCTTCAACAGGCTCAGGCTTAGGTACAGGTTTTGGTTTAGGTGCAGCTTTAGGTTTTACACCATTCCACTCATCCACTTGTTCCTGTGTAAGACTTGCTGTTTTTTCTTTTTTACCATTGATGTAAAACCCGTTTAAACGGGCTTCGGCATTTTTTAGCCAACCTTTTTTCTTAATCATGTGTAACTCCTATTTACTTTTCGCTAATTGCTTCAACTTCAGCACCTTTTGGGAATCCCTTAACGTTATCTTTGAATCCTAATGCATCCATTTTAGATTTAAAGAAAAGGTCTTCACACTTTCTTTGGCGTGACATTGGATCAATATAGCACACTGTAGCTTTTACTTTGTGAGATCCTGAAATTTGACGCTTATAGTCAGCTCTTGCTTCTTCTAATTTATTTTTAGTTTTTGACAATATGGTTTTTAATTTAGAACTTTTTTGTTGCTTGACAGGATAATCTTTAACATCAGTAGATTGTTTTTCACCTACATGACCTTCGGCCATTTCATTTTCAAAGTTAGCGTAAAACTTATCAGTATCATAACTTGGGAAGTTTATCTTTAAAGCTTTTAAAATTTCAGAAGTTTTCTTCTTTTCTTTCTTCATTTTAATGATTAACTTATTCATTGCTGAGTCAATTTTTTTATCAACCTTTGATTCTTCTAATTCAACAGACTCATTCATCTGACTTAGTTCATACAACATATCTTCCATCATGCCGTTAGCTTCGTTAAGCTTACCTGCAATTTGTTTTAAGTCGCTTTTTAATTCATTAGGTAAAGATCTTTCAACAATTCCGCCCTTACCAACATGTTTGATAAGCTTAGATAACGCAGTAACACCTTGTTGGATTTGCTTTGAAGTTTGGTCAATAGAAGCTTCTGCTAGTTCAACAGCTTCTTCGATTTTATCTTCTTTCTCATCATCTTTAACAGATTTAGAAATAGCTTTTCGGCGCTTCTTTAAATACTTGTCAGATGAATCAACATCACCATCGTTATCGATATCGTCGTCAGCTTTACCTACTGGGTCTAGCTCTTCAGTAGTAATAGCTTCTAACTCGTCAGGTGAATATTTCTTAACACCTTTTTCTGTTTCAACAGAGTAGTATGCACCAGTTTCAGGATCATCAGTTTTAACAACTTTACCGGTCATTCCGCTAGCTTTACAACGAACTTTATCACCAATTTCGTAATGCGACTCGTTCATTTTCTTGTTACATTTAGCTTCATCTAAACGCATTTGCTTATAGATATCGGCAATTGCCGTAATTTCGTTCATTTTTTGCTCCCGCTATAAATTTATTTAATAAAAATCATTCCAACTGCGCCAGTCGCTACAGCTGCTATTACTATCCAAAAAAGACGATTAATAACACGAACTGTTACGATAGTTTCATCTACTTTTTTTTCAATATTGTCTACTTTTTCTTCGTTTTTAATCATGCGTTCCATAATAAAGTTTTTATCACCTTCTAAGGCAATTAACTTTTCTTCGGCACGAGCTAAAGAAATTACGGTTTCGGCCAGTTTATCAATCTTTTGTTCTATGCGATCTAGACGGTGGTTGTCTGCAGCAATGTGATTTTGCAATTCTTTTTCCATTAGTTATCAACCTTTGCGCCGCTGCGCCATTGATAACAGCTCCAGTATTTAGCTTTCCACTTAGGGCCTGGATCTTTATCGCAACCATGTCTAGCTCTAAATGAAGCTCTGCGCTTAGGATCATCTCGTTTGATTTCCATATTAGGATCACCAAAGTTAACTTTTACTACGTTGCCTTTTTCGTTTTTAACATATACACTGAATTTTTTTGGACCGTCAGGCGTGCGAAAAGGGTCATTAAGCTTTACCTTTCTACCCTGGTATTCTGCGGCTTCTACCAGGTCTTCGCTGTTTTCTTCTCCGGTCAAACCGATAAGTTGTTTAAATGATAGCATGTGCTTGCCCTTAATATATCATTACTTATATTTATAATAGTTATTAATTCTAGCCAAGCTTGTTGATGGCTTCTTCTTTAAGTTCTATGTGTTTTTTCCACAGATCAGCATCTGCTGTAGTTCTAGTTTTACCACCACTAATAAAAGAGTTTACACGAGCATATGCCCATTGTGGTGCAGTAGTGCCTGGTCGGTGTGATTGTTTATATGCAGCTAAGCCGCGATCAAAAACTTTTTTAAGAATTGAGAATGATATGCCAGACTTTTCAGCTTTAGCCTTAAGACCGGCTTTAGTATCTTCTGAAATAACCTCAGAGAATGTAGAGAAAGATTCAATTTTAGGTTTCTTTTCTCGATCATCAGCACGTTCGTCGTCAACAGAGGCTTTAGCCATCATACGGGCGTGCTTTAATTCATCTCGCTCTTTTTCTTTTTCAATTTTACTTTTGACTTTATCTGAATAAGAACCTTCTTCAATCTTTTCAACAGCATCAAGCCACTTACGGAGCTTATTTCCATCCGCCATTTCAATTAGCACATAGTTTGTACCTAAGCCAATAACTTCTCCAACTGCGTCATTTTCTTTTACTACTATGATATCACCTTCAGCAAACAAGTCACCTTTGATATATTGCTCACGCTCTTCAGAAACTTGTTGCAATTGGATATGTTCACGGTATTGATAAGATTCTTTAAGTCCCATGCCAGTTCTGACATCATTAAAAAGAGCCTGCGCTTCTTTAAATCCCTTTGGAAGACCTTTTGAAAAAGAAGAAAAATCATTTGATTGTGCAGCAGCTCTCATCTTAGAAGCAGACATGCCAGCAGCACCGTCTGCGTCAGGATCACGCTCACCAGCCGAAACTACATTAACACCGCCTTCAAAGTTATAGAATCCGTGACGGCCTTTGACGTTATTGTATTTGTTTAAAAGTGCTTCATATTCAGGAACTCGATCTGACCCGGCAAGCAAATTGACCTTAGTATATCCTTCGTCATATAACTTAGTCATAAGATCAAATAAAGTTCGAATTTTTTTATCTAACATGATTGATCTAGCATGGCGAGGAAACATCTTACGGGCATATTTGATTTTTTGTTCGTAAGACAATGGATCTGTTTTTGGTTTCTGTGTTTGAGACAAGTATATTTTGTACACTCCGCCACGAGCAACTTTGTTTGTAGCATCCATTAGTTTTTCATGGCCAATTGTGGGAGGATTCATTCTACCCCAAGCAATGGTGATTTCTTTAGTGGCTTCAGTGACGTACTGAGCAAACCCTTTAAACTGCATTATTTACTGTCCTTTACTTTCATTTTATTTCTATCAGCTTTACGGGTCTGCGGAATAAGTTTCTTGGCGAGACGTTGAATCATAGGACCTTTCTTAGCAAGACGCTTTTCAGCTGCAGCTCTAGCACCATAAGACAGTTCGTCTTTGCTTTTGCCTTTAAGGATTTTGTTTAATATTTGAGATCTAGCCTGGCGTTGTGCTCGCTTAGTAATAACTTCTTTTGTTGCCATTTTTTTAGCGGCTTTACGTCTGCCAAGAGCTATTTTTGCTTTATTGCGACGAAGGTTGGCTTTCATTTTCATACGAGTTTGAATATCAATGGCTTCATTTTCCATTTCTTCTTCTAACTGTAGGTCGTGTAGGTAGTCATTGAATGTGTACATTGTTTCACTCTTTCCATTAGGAGCGGGACGGTGTGTCCCAGCCTTTAATTATATCGGCACTAAAGTTGTTAGCAGAAAATTCCATTCTGTCGACAAGTTTTACAGCACCGCCTTTAAGTTTATCAATAGCAACAAAGCCTTCAGCTCCTGTTACTTTAAAACCATTTTTTGTTTTAACAAAGGTGTTCATTTTATTTAGTTTGTTTAACTTATTTATAACTTTTAATTTAGCAACAACAATGGCTTGTTGCAGGTCAAATAGTAGCTTTAGGTTCTTTTTATTA